GCCAGATTGGAGAAAATACTGCTCTTATTGGAGAGCGTACCCTGATAGATTTATCGATATGATTCGCCCTGCAAATTGCAAGATTGATCTTTATTTCTATCAAAGAGTTATGCTCAGAGTTTTGTTCAGACATAGGAAGGTTTTCTTTACATTTACTCGCGGTACTGCAAAATCGTTTACACAGATTCTCGCTTTATACCTGAAATGTATATTTTTTCCAGGGACTAGCTTATTTATTTGTGCCCCAAATAAAGAGCAAGCGGCAAAAATCAGTAAGAGTAACATCGAAAAGATTTGGTCTTACTTCCCAATTCTGAGAGATGAAATTGCTAAGCATGAATTTCAAAAGGATTATACTCGTTTGATCTTTCACAATGGCTCTATCCTTGACGTAGTTCAAGTAGCTGAAGCTGAACGTGGTGGAAGAAAAAATGGCGGTAGCATTGAAGAGATTGTAGACCCTAAGATGAAGAAAGATACACTTCACTCTGTTGTTATTCCTTTGATGGCAAATGATAGACTTAGCATGTATAAAGACCCTGTGACTGATAGTAGTGTTGACCCTAACGAATTGCATAAATTTGAATGGTATATTACGACAAGTGGAACAAGACAAAGTTTTGCATTTGAAAAGATGAAAGAGACTTTAATGGAAATGGTTCAAGGAGATGAAGCATTCTGTCTTGGTGCAAGCTATGAATTAGCTTGTATGCACAATCAACTTGATATTAAATTTATAAATAGACTTAAGAATCAGCCAACATTTAATCCGCTGTCATTCGCAAGAGAGTATGAATCTGTTTGGACAGGAACAAGCGATAACTCACTAGTTCAACTAGAAGACTTAAATGCTTGTAGGGTACTTACAAAAGCAGAAGATAAACATAGTGGAGAAAAGAATATAGAATATGTTCTATCATATGACGTTGCACGTGCTGAGGGCAAGAATGCGGCAGTTTGTGCGCTATGTGTCATTAAGATAATCCCACGTGGAAATGGAACATATCAGAAGCACATGGTTAACATGTACAGTTTTTCTGGCACTCATTTTTTAGAACAGGCAATATTTATTAAGAAGAAGGTTAATGATTTCAAGGCTTCCATGCTTGTTGTGGATGCGAATGGTGCTGGTAAAGGTCTTGTTGATATATTGGTTACTGAATGTGATGAAAATCCTGCTTATGCAGTTGTGAATGATGATACATATAATAAGTATAAAACAGAGAATAGTATACCTATCCTGTACGCATTAAGCTCTAACACAAAAGAGAATAAAGCTTCTAATATACATAACGTATTTATCGGAATGATCTCAACCCATGCAGTTAAGATTTTGCACAGTGAATCTCAAGCTAAAGCAGATATTAAAGAAACAGTAGACCCTGAGAGGGCATCTCGTATGTTGTTACCATTTGCTATGACTGACTTGATGTGCGAAGAGATAATGAATCTGGAGTACAAACAAGCAGGAAGAGATACACAAGTAAAGCAAATAAGTCGTTCTATAAACAAGGATAAGTTCAGTGCGTTCCAATATGGCTTGTACTACATTTACAATCTTGAAATGAAAAATTCACAGCGCAAGAGAGAGACTGTCAATGCGGCAAGCTTTATGATGGTTAAAGCTCCTGTTAGCAGATTTAAAAGATAAGGTGGTGACGAGAGTGAGTGAAGAAAATAAAGATTTACAAGGACTAGAAAGAAATAGTGTTATCATGAATTTTGCGGCTCTCAATAAGTTAATTTTAAGAGATTTGAGTAAGTCTAAGAACTACAATAAGATTCTTAAGAAGTATAGTAGAGATGATATCGCAAAGTTTTCAGAAAATCCAGCAAACTACGAGAGACAGACTAGAGATTTAAGTAATATTCTTTACAATAAGAGTCCTCATTATAAAAGGCTTATTGCTTATTTTGCAAGACTACTTCCATTGTTCTATGTCCTAGAGCCATGTAATATTGAGTTCGACAAAAACAATGTGAATAAATTGAAAAACCAATATAAGAAAGTGGCTCAGTTCGTTGATAACATGAATATTAGACATGAGTTCTTAAAGGTTCTTGATGTTGCGTATCGTGAAGACGTTTATTATGGTTATGAACATATGGATGATACTTCATACTTCTTCCAAAAGTTAGACCCTGATTATTGTCAAATCTCTAGTCTTGAAGATGGAGTTTGGAACTTTTCATTTGACTTTAGTTATTTCCAAACCAATCCAGAGCAACTTGAGATGTTTCCCCCAGAGTTTAAGAAGATGTACAATCGTTTCGTCAAAGACCCTAGTAACATGAGGGTTCAAGAGTTGGATTCTACAAAAACTATTTGCATCAAAATAAATGAGAGTCTGACATATGTTATGCCCCCATTCTTCAGTACGTTTGAAGCAATATTTGATATTGAGGACTACAAGGCTTTGAAGAAGGATAAGGAGGAAATTTCTAACTATAAGGTAATCTATCAAAAGATTCCTATGAGAACTAATAGTGATGCAAATGATGACTTCTTAATTAACCTTGATACAGCAATGGTATTCCACAATAAGGCGGCTCAGGTTGTTCCTGATCAAGTAGGAATTATCACTGCTCCTTTCGATGCAGAGGGTATCAGCTTCGAAAAAGATCAAGCAGACTTTGACAATGTTGCTAAAGCAGAGCGTGACTTCTGGAATACAACAGGCGTAAGTCAGTTGCTATTCAATGCAGATAAGACAACTAGTGTTGGTCTCTCCTACTCAACTAAGACGGATGAAGCAATGGCGTATGGTGTCTTAAGACAGATTGAAAGATGGATTAATCGCAGGATTAAATTCTTTGTAGGTAACAATCAGAACTTTAAAGTTCGTATGCTTGACGTATCAATTTTTAATCAGGATGATCAATTCAATTTGGCAATTCAAGCAGGAACTTATGGCTTACCTGTTAAGACAGCTATCGCATCTCTGTTAGGAATGTCTACAAGTTCGATGATGAATATGTTTATTCTTGAAAATGATATTTTAGGTATTAACGATAAACTTGTACCCCTACCTTCTGCACATACCCTGAGTGGTAATGGAGATGTTGGTGCTCCTCCTAAATCAAATGGCGACATTACAGACGAAGGATTAAAAACAAGGGATGCTAATAAAGGCAATAATAATTAAGAGTTTAGCATAAATTGACAGATATAAGTATAAATGGTATAATATTAAGAAAGGAAAGGATGGCTAGTTTCTTTTAAAGAGACTAATTCATCGCTCCTTTCTTTTTGTTTTTCTTTAAAAACAAAATTAATTGTTATAATTCTCATAACAGATTAAGTAGAAAGGGGTGAAAAGATGAAGGTCGAAACTAAAATTCCTGTTATTTTTCAAAATTTGAATGTCTACAATGATTCACGTTTTATGAGAGTAAAAATCTGGCTCATGCATTTGGGTACTAACTACAACGGAAGTTACTTCAGTAAAGAGGCTGTTGAAAAAGCAATTCCTTCTTTAGCTGATACACCTATCTTGGGTTATATCGAAGTCAATCATGACCAACCTGATTTTACAGATCATAGAATGAAGATTACTATCGAGAAGAATAATGTTGAGTACACTTATCTTGGTCAAGCGTTTGGCGTAATTCCTGAAAGCAATAATGCCCAGTTTGAGAAACGTGTAGGTGATGATGGAGTTGAAAGAGAGTATCTTACTTGCGAAGGTATCCTCTGGAACAAATGGGACACTCCAACTGACATTATGAATCGTGATGGTGTTAAGAGTCAAAGTATGGAACTTCATGACGATTACACTGGAAAGTGGGATGAGTCAGGATTCTTCCATTTTGAAGACTTTAAATTCTTTGGTGCTTGTATTCTTGGTGATGGTGTAATGCCAGCTATGAATAGTGCAAGTATTGAAGTTAAAAACTTTGCATTTGACGCTGAAGCTCTCCACAAAGAGGTTCAAGAACAAATGGAAGAATTTAAGGTTGTATTCTCTAAATATCAATCGTCTATTGATGATGGTATAAATAAAGATAAGGAGGGTGAAGTCATGAATGAAAAACTTCTTGAGCTTTTGGCTAAATTCTCTTTAACTGAAGAAATCCTTCAAGAGAAAGAATTCAAACTTGAAGATTATTCTACAGAAGAAGAGCTTGAAGCTAAATTGTCTCAGATCGCAGAAGAAATTTCTGCAACAAATCATTCTTCCGATGTTTGTGAAGTATGCGGTCAATCTGATTGTGCTGGACATGCAGACGAAACTCCAGTGACGTATACTGAAGAGCAGTACAATGAACTTGTTACGGCACACAGTCAAATCGTTGATGAGTTAAATGCAATTAAAGCTGAATTCGAAGCTTTGAAAGAAGCTAGTGAAAGACTGACAGAATTGGAAGCGCTTACACAAGAGGTGGCTGAACTTCGTGAGTTTAAAGCAAGTACTCTTGCGGCTCAAAGAGAAGCAGAAGAAAATGAGTTGTTTGAGCAATTCGCTGATCAACTGACAGAAGAAGAAATTCAAGCTGTTAAGGAACATGCTTCTGAAATGTCTGTTGGAGATATTGAGAAAGAATTGTTTGCTCTTGTTGGCAAAAAGACAGCTACATTTAGCAAGAAAAAAGGCGCAAACAAGTTGCCTGTTGCTAGTCCTAAAGTTGACAAAGACGTTACTGATTACACTTATATACTGGAGAAGCATAAAAATAAATAATCTTCTCTTGTACATAAAAAATACAAAAATTATTATTTAATTATTATTAGGAGGTTTTAAAAAATGGCACATGGAATCGTAAGATTGGATAAAGTTAAAAGTGCATACGTTGGTCATATCTACAGCGTAGTCCACACTGCTGACATGGACAATGGTAACGTTGTTAAAATTGGTGCGCTTAAGGCTGGTGAGCGTGAACTTCACGCTGTAACTGTTCCTTCCGCTGGCGACAATGGTATTTACCTGATCGCAAATCCAGAGATCGTTTATGATCAAACTAAAACAAAGAATGGTGCTCTTGAGAATTTCTATATCCCTGCTGGCACAGCGGCTCGCGCTTATCACCTTGCAGAAGGCGATATTTTCTCTGTTACTTATGACTCTCTTTCTCTGTTGGCGACTGACGCTGTAAAAGGTAACTTTGTAGTTGCTCAAGCTGGCTTGAAGCTGAAAGAAGTTGCTTCGACTACTTCTGAGAAATTTGTTGGTCAAATCATCGACATCGAGACTCTTGGCACAACTACTGTTGTAGGTCAAAATGGCTCTATTGCACGTATTAACAAATATGTAGTAATTCAAGTTCTTAAAGTTAATTAATTTTTAATACATAGGAGGTAAGAAAAAATGGAACATAATGCTCTAATTAAATTGTGTGTAGATGCTGTAAAAGGCAATGTAGCTAATTATTCTGCTAAACAATCTTCTGAAGCTATTCGCCAAGAGTTTGTTGAACTTATGGGTACTGCAACACCTGATTTCCGTACATTCCGTAAGCATAAAGACGAAATTTTCGCAATCATCGAAGTTGCTCTTGATCAACTTATTACTGATGGCATCACTCAGTCCAACTTCTTTGATCAATTCGTTGAGTACAAAGACCTGAACCTTGGTGACGCTAATGAGTTCTACGTAGAAGATCGCTCTGTTCTTACAGTTGGTAAAATTGCTGGTGGTCACTTTGACCTTCGCAGACAAAAACTGAATATTGGTGATAGCTTCAGCGTAACAACTGCTTGGTACGGAGTTAAGGTTTATACTGATTTCCTTCGTTTCCTTGCTGGTCGCGTTGACTGGGCTGGTCTGGTTCGTAAAATTGATGAGGCAGTTCGTTTGAAACTTGCTGGCGATATCTACGCTTCCTTCATGGGTTCTAGCGCATTTCTCCCTGCTGAGTTCAAAAAGTCTGGTACTTTCACTGACGCTAACATGGTTGACCTGATTCAACACGTTTCTGTAGCTAATAACTACGCTCCAGTGATCATTGCAGGAACTAAGAACGCACTGAAGAAAATCAATGGTTCGTATAGCTCCCAATCGTTCTTGGTATCTGAAGATATGAAAAACCAACTGAACAAAACTGGTTTCTTGAATGTTTATGATGGTAACGCTCTGCTGGAAATCCCACAAGTGTTCACGCCTAACACATTCACGTTTGCTCTGGATGACAGCAAATTGCTGATCCTCCCTGCTAACACTAAGCCTGTTAAAGTTGTTCGTGAAGGTCAATCTATCATCCAAGAAAATTCCGATGGTAGCAAAAACGCTGACATGAGCATGGAATATACATTCCTGACTCAATATGGTGTTGCTGTAGTATTTAACAACGCTTATGGTGTTTACACATTGTCGTAATTTTTATAAGAATAAATACATAGGGATAGTTTCGACTATCCCTTTATTTAAAATTAAATGAGAAAAAGGGGATATTTAAAATGGCATATCAAAAGAAGGTAAAAGAAGAGGCAATTAAAGAAGCTCCAGTAGCTGAAGTAAAAGAATCAGTTCAAGAAGTTATTCCAACTCCAGAAGTTAAACAACCACCGAAGGTAGTTAAAGTAGATAGAGACCAACAAGTAGAGTGTCGCAACGTTACAATTGGTCAATTGACTTATCGTAATCAAAATGGCTATCAAATTGATTGGGACAACTATGGTGACGTTCAATGGATGAGTGTTGGTGAACTTATGAATATGAAAGCTTCGCAAGGACGTTTCTTGAATGAGCCTTGGCTTGTAATTGAAGATGAAGATGTTGTTAAGTATCTTGGTCTTAAACCAGTATATGACAAAATGATTGAAATTGATGATATTGAAACATTCTTATTTAGTGGATTGGATAACATCGAAGCAGTTCTTAAGGTAGCTCCTAGAGGTACTAAAGAGCTTATCAGAGATAAGGCTAGAGCAATGATTGCAGACGAAACTCTGTATGATATTCGTGTTATCAAATTCCTTGAGAAAGCACTAGAATTCGGATTCAATCAAGAATAATGGGAGGCTAAATTATGACTCCTTACAGTAGTGTTTATAACTTTTTCCTTTCGAAAATTACTGACTACTCTTTTTTAAAAATTACACAAAATGATCTAGAAGACTTGTTGTTAGTATATCTCCAAACTGCTGTTTCTAAATTTGACAACTGCAAAGTTGATTTATCTGATAGAGATGATTTTGTTAAAACATTTAATCAAAACCTAACAGATAAAGAAGTAGACATTATCGCAACACTGATGGTTGTAGAATACTTGAGACCAAAAGTTGTTACTAGTGAATTGTATAAGATTTCTATGTCAGACCCTGATTACAAATTGTATTCTCAAGCCAACCACATTGATAAACTCTTAGCTCTTTATTCTAAGATGACCGCAGAAACGGAAAGATTGATGACTAAGTATTCGTACTATAAGTTCAATCTGGATGGTTTTGAATAATGAATAAGATCAATGAGAGTAGTGAGATATTTATCAACTATTCAGCTTCTCTAGCAGATAGAATCTTTAAGATTCTTCCTCTGTATGAAGAGAAGAATGAAGGATTGTTTAGATATATTCAGTCATTGATCTATGAGTTTAACGGCTTGGTTTGGGCTGTAGAATCGCTTAACAGTAATCCTGATTTACTCGTTATTATTGCAACTATGGAGTCACTTTCAAATGATGCAATCATGTTCGATGAAGACAAAGAAGTTATAAAAAGAGAAGTTTTTAAATGTATTGATCTTTCTAAAAAATTAAAATCCACTGATGAAAGTGGTGATTAATTGTGAGCAATTACTTTGACAATTATTCCAAAAGAGTTAGAACAACAGGTGGAGATCAAATTGGAGATGCTGTTAAGTCATCTACAATTGACGCTGTAAATAACGCTTTTGAGGAAAGTCCATCCTATACAGAAGTCATTCTAAATGATACTGGTATGGGTGCTAGAGTAACATTATCTAAAGACTCAAAAGAAATTGAAATTCTATACAGACCACTAACAAGATCATTTGCTGGAGATTTAATTATCTATAACAATGAAAAGTGGATTGTGTTTGAGTCCAAGAATCATGAAGTTTATCCTAAAGCAACAGCAAAGTTTTGCAGTGAGTCCTTAAAATGGAATCATCCTACTGCTGGAGTTCAAGAGTTCTTTTCATATGTTACAACTGGAGGCACAGCATTTGGTATCTATGATGCTGACAGAATTGAAATGAATTCTCCAATTGGTGAACTGAGAGCTTATGTGCAATACAATATCTATACTAAAGATATAGTAGAAACTCAAAGATTTCTTTTAGGAAATCAAGCTTATGAAGTCAAAGGCATAGACGATATTACAGGTGTAATAAACGGATATGGACTAATAAGATTCTCTTTGAGGGTTACAACAAAAAGAGTTACAGATGATTTTGATTTTGGAATAGCAGACAATTCTCACCTGTTAGGCGGCTCAAGTGGAGGTTCGTCAGGTGGAAGCTCTGGAGGAAGTGGGGGTAGTGGTGGATTATGGTAAATATTGAGTTAATATCAGACAACATTCCTTTGATCATATCTGAGATCGTAAGCATACCAGAAATTGCTAAATATCTTACCTATAATGTACGAGAACCACAATCTCAACCAGACGTAGCCATTCCTGCTAATAATTTGATAATGACAAAAGTTTTCCCTTATCCTTTCCTCTC